GTGCAAGTTCAACAGGATATTCGGTTTCTGTTTTGAGTCGATTGAACGTGTACCAATTCACATAGGTTTCCGCTTCGTACTCAAAATCGTTAAAGGCGGTTTCGTCTAACGTCCCACCCATTTCTGTATAGACTTCATAAGTAAGGTACATTGATTCCACCGCCTTTATGCTTAATCTTTGCGTTTTCTTTGCTTCTTCGATTGTGAGAATACACGTTCAACTTTAGGTTCAGCATCCACCTTTACAGGCTCTACAACAGGCTTCTCAACCTTTGTAGGCTGGGGTTGTACCTTTTTAACGAGTACAACCTCATAGCCTTTAGACAAATACTTATCTAATTCGTTTTCGGTTACTCTCATAATGCGGTTTGCTTTACGCACCTTGATTTCACTCATAGATTACTCCTTATGATGTAGAAGTAGAAGTAGAGGTAGTTGTAGAAGTACCACCGCCATTAGATACGTTGAACTGAATAGCGTTAGCCTTGTTTGCAAGAATGAATACATCCTCGAAGGACTCTTCGTAGTAAACATACTTGCCCTCAGACATAGCACTCGGAGCATCCAGACGAGAGAACGTATAGGATACAGGAGTGATAACCGCCATCGGGTGAACAAGGAACATATTGATTTGCTCTGCATCATCAGCAACAGCATAATCGGTTGTGAACTCATACAGAGTTTTCATCAGTGTACTGGGCACACCGATAATCTGTACTTGGTCAAGACGATTTACCCGGCGGTCAATAGCATTAGGTCCAGAAGTGATATCCATAGACCGAGAAATACCCTGTGCTTCTTTGAGGATATACAGAATCTCAAAAGGTACATACAGGATACGACCATTTGCCGGAACACGACCATTATCCATCTTCAGCATCAGACTGTCAAATACAGACAGAATGTTAGAAGTGGTCAGTACCGTAGTATCGGGTGCAAGAGTCTCACCAGTATCAGGATTCTTTGCGTTGCACCAATCAGCATAAATCTTGCTGATACAATAAGCATCCATTTCCGGGAACTTATGCTCATCGTTGAACACTTGTGTGATATTACCGATAGTGGAAACCATATTGGTTTCATCAATATCACGGGGATGAACAAGGGTAGACCACTTACGCTGATTCTCCAGAGTAAGGCTTACCCATGCGTTTTGATAGTTACGCTGTGCAAATGCGATGGTGTCACGGTCTGCATCAACACGACCAGTTGTGCTGATAGACGGAATCTCAATCGTCTTGCTATTCAGCCATCTGTACCGACCATTATTCGGTGTAGCATAAAGCGCACCATAGTTCAGTACCCACGGGAAATTTTGCTCCAACGCACGTTGATACTCGTCAGCGTAGTTAAGAGCGCCAATGGCATAAGTACCATCTTTAGTACCAGTTGTTCCGTTATTAGCGGGAGCTACATAAGAAGTAGGCATAATTTTAATCTCCTTTACATATTATTTGGTTTTGGTCTTACTTGTGAAAAATGAAATCCGAATGGATTATCATTCATCGGCGGTTGCTGTGTATTGGGATTGACGGTTTTTGAAAATGTAGGGGGCGGCGTTTGTGTTTCCTGCTTCGGTTGTTCTACGATAAATGCGTCTGCATTTTCATTAGAATACATGGAAACAAAATCGTCTGCACCGATAATCTTATCACCTTCCATTTTCAAATCTTTGGCAATCATGGAACTTACGAAATCACGTTTTGCCGCATTACTTGAAAACTTCTTACTGTTAGCAAAATCCTTTACCGCAAATTCATATGCCTGTTTAGATAACTGGGCTTTGTAATTCTCTGTATCAGTTTTATACTGACTCTGAAGATTACCGAGTTGCGTTTCCAAGTCTGCGAGTTTCTGTGTGTCTGTTCCTGCTTCTTTGAGTTGTGCTTTCAAGTCTTTCAAATCTTTATCTCTGGATTTAATCGTATCATTCAGAGTGTTAATTTGACTGTCTTTACTTGCCACCTCATTATCGAACTTATCTTTGCTTACATAAGCACCAGTAGATAAGTCAGCGAATTTTAGTCCGTTTTCCTTTGAGAGTGCTTCAAACTTCTCATAAGTCAACATACCGTTTTCGCCTTTGTCAAAGAGTTCCTTGATTGTCATAGTACAATCCTCCTTCATTCATTTATATCTGTTTTATTTAAGCGTCCATTACAGTGTGGACTTGAATGGCATTTGTTTTAACGTCTTTATGCTCGACTGAGAATCTTCTGAACTCCGCATGAGGGATTCCCCCACACGGAGAGTGGAAGATAAAAGAATGTGGAAAACAACAATCTTTCACTGTTTATATTAACATAATATAATAATTATGTAAACTATTTTTATGAAAAATTTGGTACAAAAGTACGCTTACGTTGAATTGTTAATTCACAATCTTTACTGAATTGTCTATATTCTGCGTTAAGCTGGGCTAATCGCGCCTCATAATACTCCATAAGTTGTTTATTTCCAGCCTGTGATGCCATTATACAGCCATCTTTTACTATTCTAATCTTTGTTTCATAATCTCTTTGAATTTGCGTACACTCATACATTGTATAGTGCTTACCGTCTTTTGTAGTATATCCTTCTTCATTAGCACGTTTTAACTCATCTAAATCTTCCGGCAACCATGTTGGTTTATGTTTTGCAATAATGATAGCTTGTGTAAAGTGTCTACAATTCCACTCACCAATAGGTCTACGAATTGATGTGAATTTCACTTTATTTATATCTTCAAAATCCAATTCACTTTGTAAACGGTCAAACTGTTCAAGCGTAAAAATATGTCCTTGTACTGGTTCATGGTCTGGTGCTGAAAAACTATGTGCTGAAATCTCAATACCATCTGCTTTTACTTCTTCAGCTATTTGTAACTGTATTTGTTGATTAAGTTGACGAATACCACCTAAAAGGTTCATTCTTACTGTACTGTCTAAACGCCTTGAATAGCCACTCTCCCAATAGGCCTGCCTTAAACCACTGTCATTAAGTTGTCGTAATGTTTTTCTCATAGCAGTATCAAAATCCATAGCACCACTATGTACCGCTTGCACTGATTCGTCAATGATGGTTTGATATGTTTGAGTTACATCCTGGAACTTCAAAACTTGTGGATTCTTCATATCTCGAATACTAAACCCTATAGCTTTAGAGTTCGACAGATTCTTAAATGTTCCCTCTGTCTGCTTACTGATTGCTTTTACAGTACGTTGTAAACGAGTATTTTTCTCAAATGGTATTTGAGATTTATGACGATAATCATAAAATGGTTTAGCATCTAAATATGTTTTGGTTGCGGCTTTACGAATCATCCCTTTAACATTCTGCTCTTGTACATTTAGTACACTTGCTATTTCTTGATTTATTGCACGTGCATCTGCCCCAACCTTTAACAGTTGGGACAGCTTATACACATCTTGTTTGGATAACTTACCTACCTCTTTCACCCTATGTGCAATTTTTCCCACAACAAAAGTATTCAGTTGTTGCTGACGTTCCACAAATGGTTGTATGAGGTTATCAATTTCATTATCGTTAAGCATTATTCATTATCCTCAGTAGGTTGTCTAAAAGAATCCGGCTTTTGTTGCATACTACTATCCATTCCGTTATCTCTAAATTCCATCTGTGTCATAAGGTTATCTTCAACAGCAAGCCTGTTTTCTTCCTGTACTTTGAGAAGTGCTTCTTTAGCTTGTCTCTCAGTCTCACCCATGTACCACATACGTAACTCTTCTTTGCTCATAATGCCATTCTGCATAAGTGCCATACGTGTGCCGAGTTCTTCATTTGCATTAACAAGAATACTATCATCCCACTCGAACGATACCTCATATTCACCCTCTTTTGTTATTTTATACAGAGAACAAAGAGCGTTCATAACATATACAAGGTCCTCTAAGCACCGCTGAATAGCTTTCTGTATATCGGCATTTGTCTGATAGCTTCTCTGTTTAAGAATACGTAACTCTGTAGCAGTACGGGCTTCACTCATAGTAACCTCTGAAAGAGTGCCACGAGAAAGACCAGTCACATCTTCAATGTGTGTGAGTATTGTATTTAGACCATTGATAAAACTTGCATCACGAAGGGCAGGAGCATAAGGCTGGTATGTATCACTACCATTACCATTGTCAAGCACAACAGGACGATATAACCTCTGTTGCATATGCCCCATCTTACTAACCATGATAAGATTTCCATTATTATCTCTTACTTCTGTATCTTTCAGAGCATCACGGTCAATGTCAATAGCCATTTCTCCGGCTTCATATTCCCACAGAAGTCTGCTATACTGGTAATCTGCATCTTTAATCAGCTTGATTGCTTTATCAAAACCACTTACACCGAGAGGACTATACATATCAATCGTATTAGCTTCGGGCATTTTGAAGTATGCAAACATAAGTCTATCAGCATTATTGATAACAACTAATGGCTGAATACCCTCCCAGTCAGGCACTTGCTTTAAGGAAATCTCTTCTCCTAAGTCTACGCCTTCATTTGCTTGTACATTTGCAGTAGACTTAAAAGCCTTATTTGTAACCATTACTTGATGTGTACTGCTGATATATTTATGATGTTCAAGTCTGCTATATGTGATATTCTTATCTACTTTATGCTCAATGAAAGCGGCTTCTGTAATATCTCCGCTACCGTTAAAAGCAAGAGGGTAAAAATGGTCAGCATATACAAAATCAAACTCCATTTCAGCCTTATCTATTTTAGTATTGAGGGTAAGTACATTGTCACCAGCCTCTTCTACTTCTACAGGCTCATTAACAATAACATAAGGCTTAATTACCAACCCACCTAAAGCAATACCGTACTCAATCTCCCTACGCAATTTAGGTAGTATCTTACACTGATAAATCTTGTTCAGATACTCAGCACGTTCAGTAGGTCCTTTCGGTACAAGTTCTTTAACTGTGTTCTTAGGATGAAACATTGGGGTGCGAACACCGCCTTGTGGCTGATTTGCTTCGCTATTTTGCGAGTTTTTCTCAAAATCAAGAGATTCGTTAAAACGCTCAATCGCATTATTAGCTTCGGATTCAACCTCAACCTCTTTCATGGGCGTTGTAATCTCAGACTTAAATTCAAGTAAAGCTGTTCTTGCTTTTTCGCTTGCTATCATCTGAGGTAATCCGAGACTGACAACCCGTGTAGGGTCGTTAAAAGTAGGCTCATGTATCCATGGAGATTGTCCCTTGTACATATCTTCCCATAACTGAATAGCGTTAGCCATCTGATTTGAAATAAGCGGAGAAACACCTATCTCACGTTCAATAGATTTACCTTTGACCATTTTAGAGAAAACCTCCTTTAACTTTTGAATGATTTGAGAGAAACTAACCATCATTGTCCTCCTTATCAGTATCATCTATGCCCTTAATATGTTTATCAATACTGTACTTGATATATCGCACGTTGCCGGGGAAATAATCAAAAGAATTAGAGTATATCAACACCTCTTTGGGTTGTAGACGATTGAGCATTTCTTCATATCCACGTAAGCCCTGTTCAACTGCTTCTGCTGATTTACCGCTACCAACGGTTGATACTGCTACAATACTACCAATAGGATAACCGTCAAAGCACCAATCCCAATCTTCTTCAAGACCAATGCGTATGAGGGGTATCATATTAAGCCCCTTCTCCTGCCAATATGCTGTTATCCAGTGCATACGATATTTATTATAGACACGTAATGCTTTTGGAAAATCTATATAGTAAGAGAAATCGGGAGTAACAATGGCATCATAAGCTGAAAGCACCTCTGCATAGCGGTCTGGAAAGTTCCAACAACACTCAAATTTGAAGTCATACTCAAAGAAATGTACTCCTGTTTTTGAGGGTTTATTACGCAATTTCTTTGCTTTTTCAAATTCCAGCCAATTATCTATTTGTGGTAATTCATATATAGGCTGAATAACTGGTATATCATATTCGCCTACACCTTCATATTCACGCAAAGAGGTATTTAATAACTGTGGCATTTATATCACCCCTTTGCTTTCTGTTTTCTGTTGGCACCTCTTGCTCTCGCCTTAGCACCGCCAGTACGGGATTTATATTTAGTCTTACCACTACCGCCACGACCTCTACGCTCTTTACCCTCGCCAGTAAGTGCATCATAGCCTTTGGTTTTCTTTGTGGCATTATCGCCAGTATTATAGTGTTTACCCTTATTTGCCCCACTATTGCCACCTACATAAGCATTAGATGTATCTTGTTCCTGTTTATGCACATAACGTCTGCGTTTTTGCTGAATACCAGTTCTCGCCATATTTAATTACCCCTCCTGTTATAAAATTTCTCAAGCCCATAGCGGCAAGCGTCGATACTGTGGTTCTCTTCATCTGGATAATCACTGATAAAGTTGCCATCTCTATCCTGGCAATACTCATAGTGTGTAAATTCTTTATAAGTCAATGGGCATCTTCGTCTATCTATATAGATATGGTTTAAGCCTTGTAGCCACTTAATTCCATATCTCACAGAGTCTGGGCCTTTTATCGCCCCTCTGATATATGCCCCATATGCTTTGAAGTCTGCAATAGATTTAGGTTCTGCGCTATCAGCAGTAACCAATTCATCCATTGTCAATAGTTTTTTCTCTTTGTAGAGGATATCGAAAACCACTTGATTTCGAGTAGCTACAGTCGAATACTCTGTAAAGATATAAAGGTCAAGTTTTTTAGGGTCATAGTGCATACGAATATAGCGAAATGGGTCCATAGCAAAGCCCCAGTCAATGCCGTTATAAATCCTATCAAAGGTTTTCCACATCGGTGTATATTCAAGTATATGCCCATCAAAGTCATAGACTGGTACTTTCTCATTCATATCAAGGTCGCAAGCATTGGGAAATACAGAGCCACCAGTGCCAATGGGTAAGCCCATATATTCATGTTCATAAGCCCGTGGGTTAATGCGTTTTAAGTCCTCAGCTTCTTCGATAAACTGTTGACCCAGCCACTGAACAGGAACATCAAGATAGGTATTAGAAACTACAAGAGTATTATCCTTAACCTCTGCTTCTTCTGCATACTCATTAGCCCAGTTATCAATACTAATCGGTGGGTTGAAAGTACGAAAATCCCAAAACAAGTCACCGCCACGCATAGTAGACTGTAATACCTTACGTAACTCATTCTCGCCTGCAAACTGGTCAAGTTCTTCCCACCATGTAATGCCTATATATCCACGTTCCACCTTGATAGACTTCACCTTATTAGGGTCGTCCATGCCCATGAAGAATATCTTCTGCCCGGTAGGTTTATAGATAATCGGGTTAGAATAGGTTTTCGGGATATGAAAGAGCGATTCAAGCCCCATCTGATATATTCCCCAAGTCACCTGTGAGTAAATCGAGTTCTGAACAGTATTCCCTACCTTACGAAAACATACTGCATTAACATTAGGATATCGCATAAGAAGAAGAGGAATCACAATGCCGCCTATGAAAGAACTCTTAGTAGACCCTCTTCCACCCTTTAATGTATAATGCACATGACCATGCCGCATAATATCAGCAAACACAGCATCATAAGAAGGAATGATTAAGTTTTGTAATTTAATACTAATATTCTTTGCAAACATCTTCCACCTCTTATATCACACTATAACAAATTAGTTTACATAATGCAAGAATTAACCATAAAAATCAAAATCCGGGAACAACTAATAGAAAATCTTTTGTGCAAAATCACGAAGAAGTGTTTATTTTCCCCGTAGAGAAATAAACACCTTGTTGTGCAATATGTACAAAATCCAACACGTTTAACGCATTTCCAACGCGTTGGGGGATAAAAAGAGTGTTGGAAATTCGTTATAAACCACTTTATAACGAATAAATAATCAATTAAAAAGAATATCTGTGAGAACAACTAATGAAGCATATGGAGTTATAAAATCAAGCGCACAACTACTAAGAGAGATGCTCAATATTTTTTGCATACAACTAATGATTTGCTTTGCTTGTAAAATTGGGGTGACAACTACCTATATGAATACTCAATATTTTTTGAGACAACTAATAGCATTACATGGCTACAAAATTGAGCGTACAACTACTGAAGTAGATACTCAATATTTTTTGAGGCGCACCAGAATCCAGCCGTAAAAATCCCCGGGCGTTTCCTGCCCGGGTGGGTGCCAGGGCGTTTTGCCCCGGGAAGCCCGCCCGCCGGGGCTGTATTCCGGCGGGCTTGCTGTGTTTCTATTCTTCAAAAAGTGCATACAATCTTTCTATTGCATCCCGGGCGGCTGTGTACTCAAAATGTGTGCCCGCCGGGAGATTGTAATTTATCAAGTCGTAATCAAATTGCAATTCTTTTGCCACATTCTCCCGAACTAAGATATACACGTCTCGTTGTAACTTGACACGAGCTATTGCTTTCATTTTGCCGTCAATCCGGGCTTGTAATCTATAAAGCCCTGCCACTCTGTCGCTATAGTCTATCAAGTCTCGATTTTCTCCGGCGGTTAATTCATGCAAGACCGGGATGAAAGCGGCGGCATCTTGACGGGCTTTTTCACGCTTGCCGGGCTTGTTTGTCTCTGTGTTCGGCTTGCTATTCATCAGTGCCGCCGGGCTTGTTTTCGGGGCTTTTGCGGGCTTTTCCGGGGCTTTTGTAATATTCTCCGGCTTTACGTTCTCCGGCTTGTTTACGGGCTTTTCCGGGGCGTTTACGGGGCTTTCCATAGTATGCCCTATAATCTCCGGGGCTGTGATTGTTCCGGGCTTATACGGGGCGTATACCGGGAGATTTTGCCGCCCGTAATATGTGCCGGGGTTATGCTTAAATACTACAGATGCGTTGCGGGTTGCGGTTGTGTTCATTGTCTTTTTCATATTTTTCTCCATTTCTCCGGGCTTGTCGGCTTTCCCCGGTTGCCGTTCATTCTGTGATTTTTTGTCTCCCATTTCGGAAAGTTTACTATTTATAATCACCCGGCTACTATGCCCGGTTAATTATCATGCTTTCTATGTTTCACGTGAAACATTCAATAAATTCTATAATACTTTCTATTGTTATATTTTGCCCGGTTGTTATCATGATAAAATCATTTACTACTGAAAACATACTCGATATATCTATATCCCCTGTATTATTTTCTATTCTTAGAAAATAATCTTTACTTTCCCGCCCGGTTTTTTCTCCTGTCGAAAAATCTATTTCATGCCCCGGATTTATAGCTATTTCTATAAATTGCCCGGATACAGTTACCCGGATTCTATCCGGGCTTGTAACTATGTCACAAGTGAAAGCTATTTCATTTACATTTTGCTTTTGTACATTTTCGATTTTATATTTCATTCTTTCCCCGCTTTCCCCAGCGTTATGCCGGAATATCATAATACAATCTGTTTTCCGCATCCCGGCGGGCGTATATCTCCGGAATAACTATAGTGTCATTTACTATGTCACAGTATGACGGCAAATCTTGTTCGCATCCGTCAATTATTATTTGAACACTTTCATATCCGCCCGGCAATAAATACACATTATATTCATATACGCCCGGCATAATTCCAGCTTTTTCGAAATCGTCACTTTCATAATCGTAATATGTGAAAGCTATTTCATACTCTACAATCACGGAACCACTATACAGTAAATTTGCATTGCTACAGATATCTAACAAATTGCAAAAGTCAAATGATATGTATTCACTTTTCATATTTTGTCCTTTCCCCGGATTCATTCCGGCTATGATAATGTTTCACGTGAAACATTGTTTAATATTTCAATTGCATCCGCAAAACTTGCTACAACGTATTTTAACCGCCCGGCTATATATACATAAAAGCTGTAATTCTTAAATTTAATCATAACGCTTTTCTCCATTCTCCCGGGCTTTTATGCCCGCCCGGGCGGGGCTTTTGTGTTTAGTAGTCAAGTATTGTTTCGTTCATGCCGGGATATTTCTTTCTCAGAGTATTAACTAACTTTTCTAAATCCCGGAAATGTTCAATATACATGTTCATTTCGTCATTTTGTAATACTGTAATACTTTCAATCCCGTTTCCGTCATACTCACGCATAAAATTATCATAAAATTTATTTGTAGCTTGTGCATTTATGCGGGCGTATGTAGCTATGCTATAGTGATATAATCCGTCTCTATCGTCAAATTTAATAGCTATTGTTATAACGTTTATTGTAATCTTCATATGCTTTTTCCCCGCTTTCTTTAGAATGTAAATCCTGTATAAACTTCTTTCGTTCCCGGCATAAACCGAAATGCGTTACAATCTGAAAACTTGTATATTTCATATTTTCTTTCGCTTTTGTCGTAATCTCCCCGGACATATACCCGGCTTTCATCCGGGTTTTCGCCGTAATCCTTAAGTGTGAAGAAATCCCCGGCTTTTAACTCTTTCAACTTCTTTTTCATGTTTTCTCCATTTCTCCCGGCTGAGTGCCCGCCGGGCGGCTTGCTGTGTTAATGTTTCATGAAACGTTTTTTATTTTAATTGTATCATGCCGTGTCAAATGCCGCATAAAATAAGGCGTTCCAGCGGTTAGGCATAACTAACACCCGCATAAAATAAGGGCTTTCAAAACGCATTTTTAATATCAAGATAATATTATTTATATCAAAATTCTGTCATTTTAGCGTTTTTCGTGAAAATTGCATAAAAAGTCCTGGATTGTATCCCGGTCTTTTGTGCAAATTTATAGCATTTTTCCGGGGCTTGTGCTATGATACAGAAAAGCCCGGCGGGGCTGTGTCGCTTTCTTTCTATATAAAGCGAAAAAACAAGCCCCGCCGGGGCGGGCGTTTTCTCCGGGCGTTTCATTTCGTGCAATATAGAAAGAACACGCCCGCCGGACATATGCCCGGGGCACGTTTTCCGGCGTTTTCCGGGGCTTTTAAGTGCATCCCGGG